GGCCCTATTCAATGAAGCCAACACCGCCTTCTCAGGTCAGGATGATGGCTTTAACCTAACTGGTGGCATGTCAGATGCCGCAGCTGGTATTGGTACTACTGATCAAACTGGTACTAACCCTTCACTGTTGAACCCAGTTGGTACTGCTACATCCACAGCTTATGATGTTGGTCAGGGAATGACCACAGCTGAGGCTGAAGCACTAGGTGGAGCATCTGGTGACCACTTCAACCAGATGGCCTTCAGTATTGAGAAGGTAACCGTCACAGCTAAGTCCAGAGCACTGAAAGCTGAGTACAGTCTAGAACTGGCTCAAGACTTGAAAGCCATCCACGGACTAAACGCTGAGGCTGAGTTAGCTAACATCCTCTCTACTGAGATTCTCGCTGAAATCAACAGAGAAGTCATCAGAACTATCTACAAGGTTGCTGAACAGGGTGCTGTTTCTAACACAGCTACTGCTGGTATATTTGACCTTGACATTGACTCCAATGGTAGATGGTCTGTTGAGAAGTTCAAAGGTCTGATGTTCCAGATCGAGCGTGAAGCTAATGCAGTCGCAAAAGCCACACGACGCGGTAAGGGTAATATTATCATCACATCATCTGATGTTGCTTCGGCTCTCGCTATGGCCGGTGTAATGGACGGTGGAAATATTGATGATACTGGTAGTACTTTCGTAGGTACTTTGAATGGTCGATATAAAGTTTATGTTGATCCATATTTCAGTGCTTCTGCAACAAACTTCTTTGTTGTTGGGTACAAGGGATCAAGTGCTTATGATGCTGGTCTGTTCTACTGCCCATACGTTCCAATTCAAATGGTACGTGCGGTTGGTGAACAATCCTTCCAGCCTTCAATCGGTTTCAAGACTCGTTACGGAATGGTAACGAATCCTTTCTCCGATTCGACTAAGGACGGCGCCCTTAACGGTAGTGCAAATTACTACTACAGAACTGTCAGAGTTGACAATCTGATGTAAAGGGTAGTCACAAATTGTGACTATATCAAAGGGGAGATTGGGTATAAAAGCCTGATCTCCCCTTTTTTGTTTGTACTCATCTTCTAACCTTACTAAATATACTAGAAAGGATTAACAGGAGCAACTTATGGCAGATACTACTATAATAAAATTAACAGAGACAACAGCGCCCACCAAGGATGACTTAGCAATTATTGTGGATACACCCACATCCAAGCCGTCCAACAAAAAAGTCACACTGGAGAATTTAGGATCTAAATTTTACTCATCGACTATACAGATTATAGAGGATGATGAAGATGTGTCTCTTAAACAATATGATGGAGTTGAAGTTGCACGTGTCCATGACGGCGGTACTCTCACATTAACTTCAGAATTTACAGATGCAACTTGTGATACTAACCATACATCTGGGACAGGAACTACTTTCGGAAGCAATCCCAAAGTAATAAAAATGGATAGTACATCTGCAGTTAAGGCAGGTGCGAATGTAGCTGGAACTGGTATCGCAACTGGAACTACTGTCGCTGCAGTTACAAATTCTACACACCTTTTACTTTCTACAGCTACAACGGCAACTAACGACAACCAAACTCTTACCTTTAATAATGGTTATTGGACACTTAGTGGTGGAACAGGTAAAGGTGGTTTTGGAATACGTAGACCAGTTTATTCTCTTACCACAGCTACTTCAGGTGCTGATGACCAAACAATAGAGTTAACATTAGAACATTCTGGTGCAATCATTAAAGTATCGGGACAGGCTGGATCTCCAGTTGAAAGTTATGACCTAGACATTAAGTTACCAGCAGTTCCTGTAGGCTGTGAAGGTTTTTATGTTGATATTGCGATTATACTTGCGTTTATTGATACAAATAATCTTGAAATCTCAACCAATGGTACTAGTGGTGATAAAATCTTTATGTACATGAATACAGCTGGAACTTCTGGTGTAGATGTTGATGGTGGTGATGTAATCAGATTTACTAACGATGTTCCTGCTGGAACACTTTGTCGGTTGACTTGTATTGAAGGTGGAGATGCTGAACAGTGGATTGCTGAAATATTACAGCCATCTGGAACAGCAGCTACAACTGTAACTGCAGTGGGGTAATAGTCTATGTCAGCATTACAAGCATTACCTTCAAATTTGAGTTACCTATCTCCAATAGGATTCAAATTTCAATTATCCAAATTTCCAGAAGTAAATTATTTCTGTCAATCTGCCAATATTCCAGGCATAAGTATTGGTCAGATTGAATTACCTACACCCACATCTACTGGATATATGGCTGGTGATGAAGTTGCTTTTGAAGAACTAACTATAAGTTTTGTAATTGATGAAAATATGAAGAACTGGTTATCTATCTATGATTGGATTATAGCTCTTGGCGTTCCAACTATGGGTGATAGAGAGGCTTTATCAAAATTACAAAGTGAGGGAGCTGAGAGGACTAGCGCTGTTTTAACTGTATTAACTGGTGCTATGAATGCTCAATTGAATTTTTATTTTAATGAGGTGTGGCCGTTAAATTTATCTTCTATTGAATTTAACTCCACATCTACTGAAGTTGATTATGTAATTGCGAATGTTTCTTTTAGATATGATAATTATAGAGTAGAAAATTTACTCAATAATGAATCATCTTTTGAGGGAACTCGCCAACAAAATTAGGGAATGAATGAAACTTGAAGAGATTCAAGAACTTTGGAATAGAGATCGTGATATTGATATTGAAGAGTTGGCAACAGAATCTACGAGAATTCCACAAATTCACGACAAATATCTAAAAATTTATATTGATGAGAGAATTAGGCTCAAGGGATTGGAGTTTGAATTAGCTAAGATAATCAGACTCAAGACTGATTATTATGCCGGCCGGATGGCTCAAGAAGACCTAGACAATTTGGGATGGGAACCATTCTTGACTAAAATTCTTAAAACAGAAATGGGATCATATCTTGATTCTGATGAGGATATTTTTAAGCTTAAGAGAAATATCACAGTTATGCAGGAAAAGATAAACTATCTTGATTCCATAATAAAAATGATTAATAATCGGGGCTTTCAGATCAAGAGCGCCATAGATTGGATAAAATTTAAGAGTGGTATCGTATGATGTAGAAATATCCAAAGTGAACGAGGTCTACATAAGAGTCGATGCTCCAAGAGACATTTCTCAGGAGATCTCAGATCACTTTACCTTTCTGGTGCCTGGGCACACCTTTGTCCCAGCGTTCAGAAAAAGGTTATGGGATGGCAAGATTAGGCTATTCAATGTCATGAACCATCTGCTTTATTATGGTCTGTTTGAACATCTTTGTAAATTCCTTTATCTCAGAAACTATAAAGCTAAATTTCATCATGATTTTAAAACTGAACAGGTCAGGTATAAATTAGACCTAAAACTTCCAGTTGTGCCTAGAGAATACCAAATAGATGCTGTAAATTATGCTCTTTCTAATCATAGGGCACTATTATTATCACCTACAGCATCAGGCAAATCTCTAGTCATATACATATTAGTAAGATATTTAAAACTGAAAACTCTCATTCTCGTGCCAACTACATCTTTAGTTTCACAGATGTATAACGATTTTAGAGAGTACGGATGGGATGTAGCAAATAATTGTCACACCGTGTTTGCTGGAAGAGACAAGGGATCAGAATTACCTGTAGTCATTTCTACATGGCAGTCAATTTACAAAATGCCGCAACAGTATTTTGAACAGTATGAACTTGTGATTGGCGATGAAGCTCATGGCTTCAAATCCAAATCTCTCACTGCAATAATGACCAAGTGTGTCAACGCAAAATATAGAATAGGAACAACTGGAACTCTGGATGGAACTCAAACTCATAAATTAGTATTAGAGGGTCTATTTGGGAAGGTCTATAGGGTCACCTCAACAAAGAAACTTATAGATGATAAGCATCTATCTCCATTTTCTATTAAGGCACTAATTTTAAAACATCCAGATTCTATATGCCATACTTTAAGGGATATCAATTATCAAGAAGAATTAGAATATTTAATTTCATCAGAGGCAAGAAATAAGTACATAGTTAATTTATCTTTAAGCATGGAGAGGAATACTCTCTTGCTTTTTCGTTTTGTAGAAAAACATGGACGGTTACTATACGATATGATAAAGGAGCAAAATGCTAACAATAGAACAATCTTTTTTGTATACGGAGGAACTGATGCCGATACAAGAGAGCAAATCAGAGGCATTGTCGAAAAAGAAACCGATTCAATTATTGTCGCCAGCTATGGCGTATTCAGTACCGGCGTCAATATTAGGAATCTTCATAACATCATTTTCGCTAGTCCTTCTAAGTCTCGCATTAGAAATTTACAATCAATAGGTAGAGCTTTACGAAAAGCAAACCAGAAAGAAAAGGCTACATTGTATGATATTGCGGATGATTTAAAATATAAAGAAAAAAAGAATTACACAATACAGCATTTTGAAGAAAGAATGAAAATATACCAAGAGGAGAAATTTCCTGTATCCAAATACATGATTCAGCTTAAGCAGTAGCACCGCCCCTTTTCCGTTTAACACTACAATTATAACACTATGCTGGGGATTTGTCAAGTCTTGACATGAGTTGATTTTATGGTATAATATAAGTACTGTAAATGAAAGGAGAACCTATGGCAGCACATTATGTAGACAATCAGAGATTTCTTGAGGAGATTTCGGAATATCAAAGAGAAAGAATTCAAGCTAAAGAGAATAATGAAGAATCTCCACCATGTCCTGAGTACATAGGTGAATGCTTCATGAAAATCGCTAATCGACTTTCCTTTAGACCCAATTTTATAAATTATGCTTTTAGAGATGATATGATTTCGGATGGTATAGAAAATTGTGTCCAATATATGAATAATTTCAATCCAGAGAAATCTAAGAATCCATTTGCATACTTTACACAAATTATATACTATGCCTTTGTTAGACGAATACAGAAAGAGAAGAAACAACTATATATCAAATATAAAA